CGCGAGCCGGTCGATGTCCGCGTTCATCTCGTCCCACGCGGCCTGTTCCTCACCGCTAAGGTCGCGGTCCTCGTCCTGCGCGCGAGCCACGAGAGCCTTCGCCTGCTCGAAGATGCGGGCACGCTCGGCGCGCATCTCATTGATCGAAGCCATGATGATCTCCTTGTGTCGGCTTCTGCGCCTACAGGGTCGTTTCCAAGTAGGCGATCCGGGATTGCAGATGCGACCGAGAAGTTGACGGCACGGGAGACGTGTCCGGGTGCGGGTCATCTTCGTTGGTCTGCTCCTGCCGGACGGCAGGAGGGTCTTCCGTCCCCTCTTCGTGAGGGGAAGTCATGGAATCGCGGATGGCGTCAGCAACCTGCGCGGTATCGGCCGACATCCCTCGGGACTCGGCGACCGCGACCGTGCCGCGTGCCATCGACGCGAGTGCAGCGTCAGTGTCGTCGTACGCCGGGAACGTCACAGCAGACACGTCGAAAAGTTGCACTTCCTTCAGTGTGCGAAGCTCCCGGCCGTCATCGCCGTCCTCTTCCCACTCGTCCTTGACGACACGGAACCCGAACGACATCTGTGACACGTTCCCCGACCGCAACTTCGGGACGAGCCGTTGCACATCCACGTCGGACGGGTCAAGGTCGGCTTCGGCCAGCAGCCCGATAGCGTCTTCCCTCAGATGGAGGGTGCCGTTGGTAGTGCGGGCCATCACAGAGTCAGGCTCGTGGTTGTACAGGAACCTCACGTCGGACCGTTCCGGCCGGATGGTGGCCTTGAACGCGCCGGGGGCGACCTGCTCACGGAACGGCCCGAGGTCGGTTGGGGAGTTGAACACGGCGGCATGGCCGGTGAACCGCAGCCCTCCCCCGTCGGTTTCGCGAACCTCGACGTCCGTCAAGGTCGCATATCTACGTTCGATGGTGACCGTCATGACGGACCTCCGTTAGCCAGCTCGTTCAGATGTTCTTGATATGCGGCACGGATACGTTCCGGCCGTGACCTGCCCAAAAGGTCAGGTTGGGACGGCTGGTTCAGCGGCACCGTTTCGCCGTCCTCGTCGATCAGGACGAAACCGGACTGGATACGTGGCCGGTCCATACCAGGCAACGGGGGCATGTTCTCCAACGACCGTGCATCGTTCGGAACCATCCACCCGTCGTTGATCGCCTTGCTGTAGAAGTCCGAACGGGCTGCCATATCGCCACGCAACAGCCCCTCGACCTGAAACTCCGCATACATGTCGACGTCGTGAAGGGTTGAACCGGTGTCTGGGTCACCGAGGTCACGGGCAACCGCCCCCTCGATCCGCTTCAACAACGGACGGAGCGTGTACACCACGAACCCGATGGACTGCTGCTCGATACCGGAACCCCACGACGTCGACCGCTCCACATCACCGATCATGTGCGGCGGAATCCGATACAAACGGGCGATCTCACCGATCTGGAACCGGCGGACCTCCATGAACTGCGCGTCCTTCGGCGGGACACCGATGGACTGCCACGACAGGCCAGAATGAAGGATGCCGACCCGCTGCGACTTCGACAGGCCCTTATGCAGGTTCTCCCACTGCACCCGAACACGTTTCGTGTCCTCGTCGTCCATACGCTGTTCGGTGGACAGGATGCCGTCCGGACGGGCAGAGTTGTTGAAGAACCTGCCCGCATACTCGCCGGCAGCCTGCTCCACACCGATAGCGTTCCGTGCCACCTCGATCCGGGACATGCCCTTCAGACCGTCCGTTGAAAAGTCGGTGACGTGCAGTATGTCTGACCGTCCAAACCCACGAGTTTCCCCCGTCGGCAACTGGTACGTGTAAATCTTCGGGCCGACAGGCAAGCCACGCTCGTTCGGAAGCCGCGACACCGTCATCATGTCGGGACGTAACGGCCACAGAGCCGACGCACGGCCAGCACCATCCCGCACGATGTAGCTGTAATGGTTGCCCCACAGCAGCTTGTGGCCCTCGACGTTCTCCCAATACTCCTGCGCGGTCATCTCACGGTTCGGAGCCTCATGCAGCAGCCGTGCGAGACGGCCAGGACCGCCCGGACCGGGGATTACACGTTCCCGACCGTCATCGGTCTTCCGGAACATGTGGAACGGCAGCGAACCGATGGTTTCCGCCAGCAGCGAAACCGCCGAATACACCGCAACGGTGTTCTCAATAGCCGAATCAGGATCGACATGACGTCCCGAATAGGTCGACGATGTCAACCCGGCAAGCGGACCCCACCACCGTTCATCCGACGCATCCCTGGTTTCCCCGCCAGCCAAAGACCGGCCGAGCTGTTCGAAGAACCCCATCAGACGACCGCCTTAGCCATGAACAGGCAGCCCAGCCCGGCAACCGCCAGGCCCAGCGGCAACGCCACCAGCCAACCGGCAGCCGTCAACAAGGCCCACCCGGCCACAACGAGAACACCAACGACCCGCATGTGGCCTCCTAAAAGTCGATCACGGCGATACCNGGNGACAACGAAGGGCCAGCAGCAAACGCCAACGTGGCAGCCATCAACGGCGTCACATCAGCCGCAGACGTCTGCCGCGACCACACGAACTTGTCACCAACCGGTTTCGTCGCCACCCCAGCAACCGCATCATCCAACGCCTGCGAGTTCGGACGAACCTTCACGTTCCCATCAGCAACCGCGTTGAACATCCGGCCACAATCAGCCGCAACCTCAGACCCCGAACGGCGCCCCACCCGGACCCCGGCACGCTCCAACGGGTCCAACAGCGACGACGCCGGCCCGCCAGCATCCAACAACACCGGGCTCTTCCGCCGAGACGGCTTCTCACGGAACCAATCCACAACCCACGACACACCCTCACGGTGCGCCACCACCTCAACCGCCACCCCATCAGACACCGCAACCGCAGCCGACGCCTGCTCAACATTCACATCAACCGCGAACGTCACCCGACCTTCCGGGGCAGCCGACGGGTCCTGACACTGATCCCACAGGTCCGCAGGGATGACACGCTCACCCGACCGGGTCTGCTGATTCCCGAACGCACGCCGGAACTCACCGTCCGACATCGTCTGACGGGCGTGCATGATCGCCGGCTCGGAGATCGTCCAGCCCAACGCCGGCATGAACTCCCACCACACCTCCGGATCGTCGATATCCGCATCATCCGGAATCGACCACTCGAAGTACGCCAACCCCGAACCGGAATCATCCAACGTCGCTTGACGGCCAACCTGCACCTTCCGGTTCAGATAGACGCTCGCGTCCGTACCCATCGTCGAATAGCCGAACAGTTGCGCCGACGGACGGGTAATCATCGCCGGCAGCATCGACTGCTCCCGACGGTCATCCTCGTCACGCCACGCCTCGTCAATCACCCCAAGGTCCAGCGTGGACCCGTGACCTGCCGACGCCGACGACCCCAACACGTCGATCTTCGACCCGGTCCCGAAGTTCACACCCCAGTTCCCCTGGGCGCGACGGACCTTCCCGCCCTGCTTGTTCGTAATCAGGTTCCCCAACGGCGACGACTGGATGATCGGCACCTGATCGTCCAGCAGCTTCTTCTGCGCCTCCCACCCCGTCTGCGCCGTGTACGCAACCCGCTGCGGACCATCCCAAACCGGCGACACACACCGATGCACCTCAACCGGCAACACCAGCGACGTTTTCCCCGACTGCCGCATCACCGTGAACCACACCTCACGGTACGCCGGCAAACCATCGTCATCCAGCTCGAGCGCCACATCGACAACCTGGCGCTGCCACGGCATCAACGGCGTACCCAACAGCTTCGCAACCTCAGCGACCTCACCGCCAAGAGTGCGACGATCACGCCTCGGCGTTGCCCACCTCGGAGCCGCCTGTGATCTGCGCGAGTGCCGCTGCGAGGCTGTCATCAGCGTCTTCATCAGCCTCCAACACCTCGTTCAACGACTCACGTAACTCACGCCACATCTGACTGTTGAACGGATGCGCATCCAACGCCGCAGCCATCGACCTCAGCGCCTGCACCCTGGCAGCGTCAACCTCCTCGAACCGGCCAAGCCGCTCCAACTCGGACAACGTCCGCTCCATCGCAGACGACAACGCCCCAAACGTCTCACGCGACTCATGCTTCCGACGATGCGCCGCCAACCCCGCACCCGACTTCGCCTCGAAACCACACACGTCGCAAACCATCACCACTCCCGAGACGGCCCAACCGGCCCCGACACCCGACGCCGATACCAATCCTCAACCAACCCAACCCACTCAGCAGGCCGACCCGCCGACCGGACACGCGACAACACCACATCACGCCCCGGATCAACCACCACAACCTCATGAAACGGAAACAGACGCTCCGCATCCGGATTCGCCGACACAATCCACGCCCTCGGCGCATCAATCTCGCCCCGACGCAACTTGTTCAACACCGCACCACGAGCCGCCTTCGCCGCATCAGACGGCACCGGCGAATGCGACACCCGCTGACCCAACGCCTCAGCAATCACGTCGTAATCGACAACCACATCATCCGGCCCCGCACGATCCCTCACCCACGTCGACTTCCCCGCACCAGGCGGACCAACCACCAACACCAGCCGGCAGGCAGCACGACGCCAACCATCACGATGTTTCATCCGTGCAGCACGCCCCGCATTGCACGGCCGGCAAGAAGCTCTCAGGTTGTCCTCGTCATACACCGCACCGCCCGCATCAATCGGAACGATGTGGTCGACCTCGGTCGCCTCCTTCGTGCAGGACGGGCCAACTATCCGGCAACGGTGACCATCACGATCAAGAACCCGCAAACGGACGCGCTTCCAATGCGCATCGTTGTAACGCCAAGCCGACACTCAACCCACCAGACGCAACTGGCCCGGTCCCGTGTGCGACTTCCTGCTATTGCACGACCGGTGACTTAGCTGCACGTTTATCTTCACGTCGTCGCCACCGTCAGCAATCGGAACGATGTGGTCGATGGTCGGCGCACGACCGTGATTCGGATCGAAACTCTGACCAACACGCTTGCCGCAGATTCCGCACTTCCAACCGTCGCGCTCAGCAATCTCAGCCAACGTGTAACGCTCATGGCGTCCTCCTCGGAGAGCTGCACGACGACGTCGTCGTGAACGACGTCTGGCCTCCTTGTAAGACTCCAGCTGCCGAGCACAGACTTGCGAGCAGAAGCGGCGTACACCCTGCTTGGCCATCACCACGTCACCGCAGACCTCACACGGCACCGGCCGAGCCGGACGCGGCTT